TCAAAGTGAGCCGCCAACGACGCGGAACCGAGGCGACGACATCTCGGCAGGATCCATTGTCCCGAGCTCGATTCCGGTTCCTGTTCGATTTCCGTCTGAGACTTGGTCGAGTCGCAGTCGAATGACAGGCTGTTTCCCGGCGATCTTCCCGTCCGGCACCAGAATGACAAGCGGAGTTGCCCCGTTATCGGTCGTGTCGACCAGCACAGCCTTGTAATCCCACAGCAGCGAGGGCACGCGCTCCTGCCACGCGCGAGGCCAGCTCGACAGCGCGGCCATTTCCCCGGCCGACGCGATGGCTTCGTCCGCTCCCGCCTGGGCGACCGCGACCAGCGATTCCGTCGAGTAAGCGGGAAACTCCTGCGCAATGATCGCCGGCAGTTCGGCTTCCATAAAGCCGGCAACCGCAGGCTCGGCCACTTGCGCTGATGTCACCGGCTGATCAAGCCAGTCACTCCAGCGCTGCCGCATCGCCTTGCGATACTCCAGCCCGACCGAATTCATGATCGCGTTGTTTTGCATGTCCACCGGCAGACTCGCCAGCTTCTGGCCAAACGCCATATCCGGCCCCAGCCAGGACTGCCCGACATTGTGATCCCAGCCGGGATCAATCCCTTGAGGCACTCGATCGGTGACTTCACCGTCGGCGTTGGTGATCAGTCGATAACGGACGTCGGGTTCGTTCGATGCCTGTTTGCCGGCCGCCGACATTTCAGCCTCGGAGTATGAACGCACTGTGCATCGGCAATTCCAGCCGCATGGAGGGTAATGTGTTCGCCAGAACGGCGACGTGACCGGCAGAATAGTTCCATTCCACGCACGATGTTGAGGCCGAGTCTTGCTGTCGAGCACCGCCCGATATTCAAGGAACGGACGGCGGTCGGCATTCTCAACGATCTGCTGCCAACGTCCGGCCATGTACGCCGAGTGCATGTTCGCCCGGAAAATCAGCTCCGTGCGCCAGCCACGCGAGCCACGATAAGCCCAGCCTGATCGCTGTACCGTCGCGTCGAAATCTTTGCGGAACTGCGACAAGGTCGTGCCGGCTTCCTGCGCACGCACCAGCGCGGCCTGGATGTCCTTGACCACGTCGAGCGGAGCGCCCGCGACGGTGAAAGCCGTGGCATGCATCGGCCCCAGCATGTCATTCCAGCGATCGGTGGCTACGGGAACCTTGTCACGCAGGTTCGCGATGGCATTGTCGGCGCGTACGCCGAAAGGTTGAACATCCATATTGGTGAGCCAGGAGGTGGAGGTTACGCGCCAGCTTGGTCATGCAACCGTTGGCGAAGCAAATAGCCTTCGTATTGCCAGATCCTGGACATCGCATTTTGCCGAGCGATTTTGCGGCCGATTTCAACGTCGAAGTTCTCCGGGCTCACGCATGCGCTTTCGCCTGTCACGGTGAAACCGTTACGCAGACACAGTACGCAGATGGTCAGAACACCCAGCGCCGAGTACGAACCGGCGGGGATACCTTTGTCTTCGTTGGCGCGCTGATACCCTTGTTCGGCGGTGAAATACACCTCATCGATGATGGTCGCCTCGATACCGGCGGGAGTCAGTCGGGGAGCGGTCTTCCCCGTCTCCTGAATCAGTTGTTCGACGGCTTTATCGTCCATGGAAATCTCCTTTAATGGTGCTTGAAACCCCGATTAAACGGGGGGATGTCAGCCTTCGTTTGACGAGTCGACATAGCCCTGGGTCGCAGACCAGTCGAGCGCTTGTCGCATGATCGTGATGAGCTCGGAGTTGTCGATCTCGCCGACCAGTTGTGTCAGCTTTACTTGAATGTCCGCCAGCGACAGCCCGTCGCGCTCGGCTTGCTCCAGCATGCGGGCGATCGGCTCGATTACAGCCGCACTCAGCGCCACGTCGGCCGCGTCGGACGCCGCGCGCACGCGAGAATCTTCGGCACGAGCCGATGCAAAAACGGCTGCGTCGTCTGATGCGGCGAACTCGGCCGCCGAAGGGCTGCTGTCCATCGGCATGAGCGCGTCGGCTTCGTCCGTCGCCTGCGGAATATTCAACTCTTCGAGCATGGCCTTACGAGACGGACGTGCGCCCATGTTCGCGGCGATCTGGTACGTCTGGGCGCGGTCCTTGCCGGCCGCGTTGATCTGGAAGAACTCCAGTTCGGGCGACGGCACGTCTTCACCGAAATTGAAGGTCGTGATCCACCTGAAAATCTGGGACATCGATGCCGACGCAATATCGCGATCGGAATCGTTGATGTTGCTTTGCCGCGTCATCGCAGTCTCGGTGGCGGCGCGCGCTCCGACGTTTTGCAGCTCAGCGAGCATTGCCTGGCCGGTAAGGCACTTCGACATTTCGCGGTTGGCCGCGTTAATCATCGATTCCTGCGGCAGCATCGATCCGGTGGTGTTGGCAATCAACAGCTCCACGCCGGTTCCTTCCGGGACGATGGCATATCCGCTGTCAATCATGGCTTCGATCGCTCGCGCCAACTCCTCCTGTTCACCTTCGGTCGCACCCATTCCGTAACGCGCCACGGGCCACGGCAGCCCGTGGCGCTCGCAGAACTTCACGAAGTATTTCCAGCCACCGGTCTTGAAAGTCCACGGCCAGAAACACCCGGACAGGAGCGCAGAACCATACGGGTTGGACATCGTGGCCATATGGCGCGACACGATGAAGCGATACGGGTCTTCCACCGGAGCGCCGACCGGTACCGATCGGGTCTTCAGCATCAATTGGGCGTCGACATCGAAGCCGAATCGACGGTTCGGCCGGTCAATGACACTCGTTGGAACGATATAGCTGTTCCAGTTGTTCCACACCAGCTCGTGCACACGATAGCCGGTGAGAATGGCTGTGAGCATTTGCCACATGACTTCAAGCCAGTCGGTAACGACGGCGTTCGGCTGAAAGCTCTGCATCCACTGCTCGCACAAGTCCCGCGCTTGCTGGGCTTTGGCGTCCTTTTCTGCCCACGTCACGACGCGATAGTCCATGCCGCGAAACTCGCCACGGATAGAGCGAACTTCGCCGATAACGTGAGCGTCGGCCAGGATTGACGTATATACCGCATCTGCTACACCCATCGCGCGAAGCACCGGATCCGGGTTCGGCAGCATATGGAGCTTGCCGAAGAAATTCGGATCCGAATCGGCCGCCGCCGCCTGCTTTCCGAATGCGTTGCGAACCGAGCGCGCGAATCCTTTGATATCAAGCCCCATAGAGAGACACCTTTCGCTTACCGAATTTGATTTTGGGAATGACAGAGCCCAGCCCCGAGTACGCGAGCATGAAGAGCATTTGCAGCGCGTCCGGACCATCGTCGTGATCGGCTTCCGGGTAATGCGTCAGCTGCTCAATGAGCACTGTCTGGTTCTTGTGAAGCCGCACTGTGCCGTTCACGGTGTGAGGCTGTAGGGACAGAATCCGCAAATCCTTGTCTTCGTCTGAACGAATGCCACGCGCCGGAATCGGGATGCCTCGCTCTCGCGATCGCTCGACCAAAACATCCTTAAAAAACTCTTGAAACTGGATGATCTCGATGCCCCAAACTAGGCAGCGATACTCCTCCTGGAAGCTGATCATCGTTTCGATCTGCAGGTTTGGCACCATGCGTGCGATCTTCGCTTCGACCACATCAAGAACGCCGGTTTTGCGGTTGAGTCCACCGACCAGGCACGCGCAAGGGTCGCGGCCCTTGTTGCGTTTGCCCATTGACGGATCATGGGCCCCGTAGAAGATCCATGCATCGGATGGGTGGACCCAGAAAACGAGCTTCTGGAACGGGGCGTCTTCGCTGTTCGTCGGATCGTTCTGATACTCGCAATCGAACGCATGATGATCGTTCGCCCGGATTTTCATCAGCCGCAGCAGCGGCCGCATGCTTGGCCATGAAACGACAGCGCCGTCGTCCATTTCGGCGCGGCGCTGCTCATAGAATTCGTCCGCGGCTTCCTCGCCTTCGTTGAGAAACGCTTCCTCCCATTTCTCCCAAAGGTCCATGCGTTTGGGCCATTCGATGATGGCTCGAAACTTCCGGGACTCCCACAGCGGGCTTCGGTGCACGCGGTTGGCCACACCGTCGTAATGCAGAATCGTGTTCAGATAGACGATGTCCATCGAACCATCCGGCGGACCGAGCGGCATCACGACCTTCTTGAGCCAACGTTCGAGTTTGTCGCGCTGGGTCTTCTGCTGGACGTTCTCATCGTTTTCGATGTCGTCCAAGAGCACCAGGTCGGGGCGGAACGGGCCATGCCGAATGCCGCGCATGCGCTTGCCAGAGCCGAACGCCTGCAGCTTGATATCCGTAGCAGTCAGCGCAACGCCCACGTTCCACACTCGGCCCTTTCCGACGTGCTCCGGGAAGTCCATCGCCAGGCGCGGATTGTCCGTGAGCTCGACCTTGATCGCTTCGAGCATCATCTGCGCCTGGTCGCTGCTGTCCATCACAATCGGGATGAAGTGCTTGGACTGGCGCACGACGCAAAGCAACGTGAACACCTGCGTGACCAGGGTTGACTTGGCCTCACCGCGTGGTGCGGATAGATTGATCAGCTTTCCTTGTTTGGCGGCAACGCGCTTCGGCAAATTGTCGAAGCACCAGTCGTGGAACACAGACGACTCGGCGCTGTTGCTGTAGTGCGGAAAATACGTCTGGAAGAAGAACCGATAATCGCCTGCGAAGACACGCATGCGGCGCTCCAAGCGTGCGTCTTCGTCCGGCGTGAAGCCGTCGCACGCGGCCTCAATCAGCCGGCGCTGGTCATCGGTGAATGCCATCAGCTCCTTCAGGAACTGTTCGGCGGCGTTAGATTTTTTTGCCATCTTCTATCAGGAGTACTTCTTCGCGACTTCCTGGCCAAACTCTTCCAGGTATGCGATGAATCGGGCGTGTTCTTTCGGGTACTTCGCCTGCACAAACGAGGCAAAGTCGCGCAGCACGTCCATGCAGACCGATAGCGTGGCCAGCTTCGGGTTGGAGCGACCAGCCGCGTTGACAGTCTTGATAAAACTATCCGACAAGCGAGCGAGAATGTCGGCCTTCTGGAGCGGCTGCAACTTGGCGTTGTTCTTCAGCTCTTCTAGGGTTGCAAGGAACTGCACCGACATCTCTTCGACCACTTGGCTCGTCATGTTCTCGATGTTGCCGCGAGACATGCGCTGGGCCGAGCGCGCGATATCCCAATCGTCGCCCGCTTCTTTTGCCGCTCGCTTCCAGTTCCGTGCAGTTTGATACGACACCTTGCACACGTCGGCAGCCGTCGTGAGGGGCATGCCCTGCAGGTATTTCGCGCGAAGTTGATTGCGAGTCTTCGGGTCGTGAGCCATGCGTTAGCCCTTGGAGACGAATTGCCGCACGATCTCGCCCAATGCGACCATCGCTACGCCCGCGATGCTGCCCATGCCTGCCGTCTTCACGACCAGCTTCCCGTGATCACCTTCGAGCTTGCTGACTCGATTTTCGAGTCCGTCCATGCGGTCGGTAACAGCCCCTTTCAGGTCGTCAATGCGCTGATTCGTCGCTGCCTGGCCGTTTTGCACCATGGCGCGAATCCCGCTCAGTTCGCCCTGGATTTGGCCCAGTGCCAGAAGCACTTTGTCGTTGGTGTCGCTAAGGCTCATCGTGGATTCCCCGTTCTCCGCACTTCAAATCGTCCCTGACATTCCGTGCAACGCGTGGCATATGGCACGCATGCGCGTCGCTCGGCGGGGATCGGTACGCCGCAATCGACACATTCCGAAGTGCCGGATCCCCGGCATTGGGCGCGTGCGAGCGCGATCGCATCGTCTCGCTGCGCCTGCTCTAACTGCTGCGCCAGCTCAAACTGACGTTCATTCATTGTTGTCGTCGTCCTTCAGTAGATACGGCTCGCATTCCGCCGGCATTGCGTCGATCGCTTGCAACACTCCACAGAACCGTGCGGCAAGGCGGTAGTACAACTGCGCGACATCACGGTGATTGGCCTCCAGATCCTTCACCTGGCCGCTCAGGGGCTGCGGCAGCGGCTCGGGCGCTCGCGTCAGATTCGGTGGTGGGGGCACTCGCAAAGGGTCCGGCATTGGCGGCACGCCAACGCTGCAGGCGCTCATCAGGCAACACGTAATCGTCCATAGGAGCAATCGCGTCATGGCGGGCTTCCTCTTCGAGTTTCTTGTAGTAGCTGTCGACGCGTTGCGCGCTCTTGTCCGCACGTACGCCGGCTTTCTGCCCTCGCTCGATGTCACCCTCGACCCGGTTTCGGTCGGCCTGGTAAGCGCGTTGCGCGTCGGCCAGTCGGTCATCCGCCGCAATACTCTTCCCGTCAGCGCGACCGACCAGATAGGCCGCGAGGTGCGTCGCGATTGGTGCGAGTACTGCGAGGACAATGAGGATCACGCGAACGAAAGGCTTGACGTCAGGAAGCTCGACATTCATTTCGTGCAACTCCCCGAGCCCCAGCCGGCACGCACATAAAGCGGTTCGTGCTGCAGCAAGATCCGGCGCGGGTAATCAGCGTTTTCACGCTGATTGCCTGGTGTGATCCCGGGATTGATGTCGCACGTTTTCGCTAGGCAGTACTCGGGAAATCCGGACAGCTTTTGCCGCTTGTATACCCAGCCCAGACCGCCGTTGTAGCCACTCAGTGCGAACGCCATGCGCTCACAGTGGTTTGCGGCCTTCACGCGGTCATAAAGGTGTTTGTCGTAAGTGACGAGCGCACGTAGCGCCCAGGTGGGATTGAATGGATCGTTCTCGCGCAGGCCTGCGTATGCACCGCTGATCCAGCTCGCAGTCGACGGCATGAACTGGGCCAGACCTTCCGCACCGACCGGGCTCTTTGCGTTAGCGCGCCATCGACTTTCTTGATGAATTTGAGCTGCAAACGTGGAAACAGGTGCGTCGATGCCCCAGACGAGTTGCGCCTGGCGGCGAAGATCGAGGCGATAGCGAGTGGCATCCTGAGGCACCTGTGCATGCGCGGGCGTCGAAGCCACCAAGCCTGCTACCGTGATCGCGAGAATGAGGACGAGTGCAGCGAGAGTCGCGAGCAGTGCGAGAAAAGCTCGCAAGGCGTCTTCGCGCCACGCGCGCATGATGAGATCGAAAATCATGCCGCTAGGCCCACGCAAATCAGGCTGGCTGCGACGATGATCGCGCGACGCAACGATGCCGCCTGGAATCCATCGACGCATTGTTTTCCGTCGACATCGCAGTCGTCCACGAACTCATGCGGACGGGCATAGGGAAAGATCAGGCGATCAAGCCAGTAGCCTCCCCAGCCGCCGAGCGACATGAGATGCGCCTTGTAGAACGTGATCGAAAGCAGTGGATCGGACTGACGAGTGACGTAGGCCAGAACGGCCAGCACGATGCTGGCAAGCAGCCAAACGGTGAGGCGCGGGGTTTTGAGGCGGGACAGTTTCACGTAGAGCACTCCATGACTCGGGGTGCACTCGTGAAGGTGGCACCCGTAACCTGAGGCCTCAGGTTACGGATTGCGGGGGGCTAGGGCTTTATGAAACGTTTCACCAAACGCATTCAAGCTCAACTGGTGGTGCTGCTCACTTCGCGGCAGCGCCAAAGCGCCTTCCCCTCAGCGACTTGTTTCAAGAGCTCAGGCTCACAGCTCTCTTTGGGAGCCGCATCACCTGCTCGTGTTTGAATGAAAACTTGCGCCTGAGGTTCGGACTTCAGTTGCCTATCGCAGTCCCCAATGGTGATTTGATAGGCCTTAATTTTCTTTTCGGCCGCAGTCGTAAGCTCCGGTTCGGAGGCACTGCGGATCGTCTCGTCTATGGCCGAAAGCGCGGCGGAGCCAAGCATGCCGCAGGTGCCCAATGGTTCCGACATTGGCTTGCCGAACATCTCAACCGTTTCGCTCGCTAGACGGACATTCTCCAGCGCAACCTTGAGTGTGGCTGCATCGCCTGCGCTGAAACTCTCGGGCGCAGAAACCATCTTGACCATGAGTGCAGTCGACTGATTCATTGAGTTTACGACAGCATCACGATAGCGCTGAGCGTGTTCGCGATGCTCCCGGTAAAACCTAATTTCATCGGCGTTGTTTCCGACGACAGTGTGCGAAGTATCACAGCCGGTGACGGCCAGCAGTGCGATACAGCACCAAAACGTCCTCATGTGGTTAAACACCTCTAGCCTCCCAGTAGCTACCCCATCTAGTCATAGTGAATGCGAGCGTGGCACGCAACTCCCACATCGTCATATCGCGTAGCAACTCGCTATTGAAGTTCGTTCGCGCAAATTCGATCGTCGGCATTTTGATGTGCGGCACGATGCCCCACATTCTCAGAATCTGGGCGACCATGGCGTCATTCGACAGCTCTCGACCCTGAGCGCAGTTCCGCCATCCGTTAAGGAAGATGGACGCTTTCTGGATCATGTCGGGTGTGATTCCTTCGACGCTTTGCACGCCGAGGTATGCGTTCAATGCGCCGCGAACGATCTTGCTCGATACCGAACCTTGTTCAGCCGTCACCACTTCTTCGGCCCATGCAGACAGTTGGCCACGCTCCTGGCGCGACAACTTTCCGATCGAAGGGCTTTTCGCTTTCGCCTGCTGAACAACTATGTTTGTAACAGACAAGTCGCCCGAGACTTGAATGATGTTGCTGCCCATCGCGGTCATCAATGGGGTGTCGTTTTCTGATGCTCTGGTCATCCGTCGGTGTTCCCCTATAGCAAATACGATTCATATTTTGTACATCATTTGGTGTTCATTTTACCGCCACGAGAAATAGAAATTCGGCCTCCTACCTGAGTAATTCCAGTGCCAGTGGCGATCATGTTTCCACGGCCGGTCGGTTCGCGTACAGAGGACACCTCTTCCGGCGGCAACGGCAACGCCTTAATCGTCTGCGGCATCAACGTTTTTACCATTTGTACAAATTGGCTCGATGTCACCTCCACTCCGGAGGACTTGATCATCTCAAACGCCGTAGAAATGGCGTTCTCCATCGCATCGATCGGAACACTGTTTTCAACAGTTCGCCTTCCCGTCGTTATGTACTGAATGTCGACGCCTGCCGAAGCGATTGCGACTAGGTAATTGAGGTCCGGCGAGCGCTTACCCGTTTCGTACACAGTTTGTGAACGTTGGGTGGTTCCGGCCAATGACGCAAAGTCCGTTTGGTTGTATCCAAGGCGAATTCGCTCTTCACGAAGCCTTTCATGAGCACCAATTAGTGTTGACATAGCACCAAATGTTCCTATAATGGGTGTCAGTTGTACTTCTATCGACGTATGAATGGGGTTCAATATGACAGGTGAGCAAGTCAAGCGCAAGTTGCGCTCTGAAGGCAAGACGATCCGCCAATGGGCGGACGAGAACGGTTTTTCGTACATCCTCGTGTCGCGGGTAATTCGTGGTGTGCAACGTGGCAACTACGGAAAAGGACACGACATCGCGGTCGCGTTGGGTATGAAACGCGCCATCGGGGAGGACGCATGAGCCGGGTAAAGAGCATCGTGCCGGCCAAACATGCGGGCAAAATTGATTCGGCAGCAGGCCACGCTGCCGTGGTGGAAGTCAAATCCCCGAACGTTCGGGGATTTGGCGACGCAGAACAGACGCTGGCGGACGTGCTGGGAGTCTCCGTGTCTGGTGGTGCCGAAGCCCGCATAAGCAGTGCCGTGGCAAAAACAAACTCAGCACTCCGACTCGTCATTGAGGCGGGGTTGATCCTTCTGAGCGTACGTGCCGAATGTGGCCATGGTGAATTCGAGGCATTGATCGCCGATCACGGAATGCCCAGTCAGCGTGCCAGTGAAGCTATGACCTACGCCCGATTCGCGGCATCGCTGTCGCCGCAAGATCGTGATCGCGTTATCGAAATGCCCAAGACGAAAGTTCTTGAGCTCGCCAAGGCGGACCCTGAAGTTCTTCAGGATCTATTTGAAGACGACGCCAAGTTTGACGAGCTAACGGCGCTGTCGGTGCGCGACCTTCGTATCGCACTGCGCGATGCCAACGCAAAGCGCACGGACCTTTCCACGCGTAACGAGACGCTGGAGCGCGAGCGCGACCGCTTGCAAGAGGATCTGCGGGTGTTGCGCGAAGGCCGGGTGCGCACTGGTGGTGACGTGCCGGCGGTCGTGCAGGACATCCGGCTGGAGTGCGCCGCACTTCACAAGAAGGCGCTCATGGCGGTCGAGGATGTTGGTCGACTCGGGCGGGAATTCTTTGTGAACGGCCTCCCCGACGACTCCGAGTGGAACGTGCCCGTCGTGCGTCATCTGTATGGCTCACTCGCCTCCCTGCATGCCGTCATCGGCGGGCAGCTCGCGGACCTTCGTAAGAGCTTCGGCCCTCGCGTGGGCGGTGAATCATCGGTGCTCGATACGTTTTCGCCGGAGGAAGCGACGCGGTGCGCGCTTGAATACCGCGCGTTGATCCAAGAGCACGACCACGAAGCCAAGGCTCGCGAGTGGGAGCGTGAAATGGACCGCCCGCGCAAGGCTGGTCGACCACGCACCGCTCCGAAGAAGTAATCCCCCGATCAGATCGACTACCGCCCATCAAGGTGCGATATGCGCTCCGTACTCATCAAATCCGACACCATGACCAGCCAAGTACCGGCTGCGCTGAATAGCGACCCTTGGCTGGTCGCCACCGAAGCGCAGCGGCAGACGGCTGAGCTGCGATATCAGTTGATCGGCCCAGGCGTTCAATTGATCCAGTCCGGCGCCAGCGTCAACAATGTTGCGGCGTTGCTTTGCGAGCGTCTGCGCGATGCAGAGTCCGCTGTCCAGAAACAGCTGCTCGCCCACTTGGGTGAGGTGCCGTCTCTGTCCACGCTCAAGCGCTGGCTTTCAGCGTTCCGTCGTCAGGGCAAGGTCGGTCTGCTGTCCCATCACACCGGCCGCGTCCGCAAGGAATATGGCTGGGAGTTGCGCGCCACCGCGCTGTTCAATCTCCCCAGCAAGCCGAGCTATTCGGCGGTCGCGCTGAAGCTGCGCAAGGAAGGGTTCGATACCGCGACGGAATCACGCGTGAAGACCTATCTGAAGTCCTTGCCGGCGACATTGGGCGAGAACAGCCCCGCCCGCGTTGGCAAGCACCTGCACAAGTTGCGTCACCAGAAGTACCAGCCCCGCACCTTGGAGCAGATCAAGGTCGGCGACATCTACGCAGGCGACGGCCACACCTGCGACTGCTATGTCGCGCATCCGAATACCGGCGGGCTTTTCCGTCCCGAACTTACCGCGTTCATCGACATTCGTTCGCGGTACGTGCCTGGCTGGTATCTGTCCGAGTCGGAGTCGGCGTTGTCGACGGTATTCGCGCTGTCTCACGCGATGCAAACCCACGATCACCTGCCGCTCTTCCTCTACCTGGACCGTGGTGCAGGCTACCGAGCCAAGATGCTCAACGACGAGTCGACCGGCTTTTATGCGCGATTCGAGATGGACGTCATCGGCGCGTTGCCCGGCAACCCGCATGGGAAAGGCTGGATTGAGCGGTGGTTCCGCACGGTGCGTGACCATCACGACAAGTTCTTTGCCGGTGGCCAGCTTTACTGCGGCGACGACATGGCCGAGGAAGTGAACCGCCGCTTGTCCGTACAAGTGCGCTCGGGCAAGCGCCAGTTGGCGTCTTTGGCCGAGTACATGGCAAGCCTCGCCAACTTCATTCACGAGTACAACCACACGCCCATGGACGTGCTGGAGGGCCGCACGCCCGCCCAGGTATGGGCATCGCTTGATCGCAATCCGGTTGTGTTGTCTGCCGAAGCCATTGTCCGACCACGCGAGAAGCGCACCGTGCGTCGTCAGATGGTGGAGCTGCATAAGCGCCAGTACTACGCCGCCGAGCTGGCGCTGTACGACGGCAAGCCACTCACGATCGAGTACGACCTGCACGACGACAAGACCGTCTGGCTCTACGACGCCAAGGACCGATTCGTCTGCCAGGCGTCCATCGTTCGCACTATCGGCGTCGTGCCGCAGTCACGCATCGATGAGCAACGGGAGAAGCGTCTGCAAGGCCAGATCAAACGCCTGGAGCGCAAGGCCGACGAAGCCCGCGCCAGGTCGTTGGACAGCGTGACCGTCCAGGACCAACTGGCGCAACTGCCCGATCTACAAGTTCAACCTGTCATCGATCTGGAGCGCCCTGGCAAGGGGATCGTGATCGATTTGCTCGATAACAACTAAGGAGTGTCCATGACTTCCAAGAGCCAAAACGAAGCGTCGCTGCCGGTGCCGACCGAATGGACCGAGCACTACAGCGAGAAGAACCGCGCCGAAGCGCTCGCAATCTCGAAGCAACTGGCCGACATTGGCAAGACGCGTGCATGGCTCGCGCGACTGTCGCGCGTCAATGTCACCACGCTGTCGACCGTGCTCAATGGCAACTATGCCTCCGATCCGTCGAAGTGGCTGCGGATGATGGCCGATGCCCTGGAGACGATTGCCGGTCGCGCGACGATTGCCGCCATGCCACACGTCCAAACCAGCGTGTCGCAACTGGCGACCGTGGTGTGCGATCGCGCTCGCAAGTATCGCAACTTCGGCGTGCTCACCGGCTTCGTCGGTGTCGGTAAGACGGACGCTGTTCGCCAGTACAAAGAGCAGAACAGTCACACGATCATCATTGAGGCCAACCCCAACATGTCGCCTGCCGTGATGCTCGATGAGCTGCGCGCCAGTCTGTCCGCACCGATGGCGCGCACGCTCGACGGGAAGTTCGCCACCATCGCTGAAGCACTCTCGAGCTCGACGTATCTGATCATCGTGGACGAAGCAGAAACCATGATGCCGAACTGCCTGCATTACCTACGTCGGATCCGCGACAAGGCAGGTATTGGCATCGTCCTTGTCGGCACAGATCGCTTACTCCAACTCATCAAGCCCAGCTACGGCCAGTTCGACCAGATCCGCTCGCGTGTCGGCTTCTGGCCGCAGAACGTTCGCGGCATTTCCCGCGACGACGCCGACGCCTTGGCGCAGGCCGCGTTGGACGACCAGGGCGAACTGTCTGCCGAGGTACTGGAGGCCCTTTGGCATTACTGCCGAGGTTCCGCCCGCATGCTCATCGAAAACTTCATTCCGGCACTGCGCGATTACGGCCTGAAGAAGAACCACGAACTGTCCGCTGAGCTGGTCCATGCCGTCGCTCGCGACGCGCTACTGCTCGGCGATCAACGTACCGCGTGAGGCAGCCATGCAGAAGAAAACTCGCTCATGCATCACCATCACTCAGAAGCCTGGCCGCACGCGTATCAGCGTCACGGGACGCTTCGCGTTGCCGATGCTCGAAGCACTGGCCAATGGGGCAACGCCGCAGGCCGCAGCGATTACCGCGTGGCTTACGACGCCTCCGTCAGCAGAACAGGAGGCGAAGGCATGAACCGGCCAAACCGATGGAAGCGTGGCCCCGTGCTGACGGAAGTACTTGCTGGCCTGCAGCGAGTAGCTGCGGAGGCACGCCTTACTGCTCAGCGCGTGCGCGTGCATTGCCAACTGCGAGCGTTGGAACGCGACGAGCGCCGAGCGATTCGGGAACTTGCGTGGCTGCACCGCGAGTATTTGAATGCCCAAGCTAATTTCGCGCTGATCGAGCGGCGCTGCAAGAACCAACGACGAGCACTTCAACGCCGCTTGCAGGAGACATTGCGCGATCGCTCGGGAGACTGCGATGCCGCTTCCTGAAATCTCCTGCCCGAACTGCCGCGTGCGCATGAGCTTGGACGTCGTGCTCGCTGACGACAGCATGCGCGACATCGTGCTGGCGTTGACCGACATTCACCCCGCCGGCGATGCCTTTATCAAGCCGCTCCTACGTTATCTGAGCCTGTTCGCGCCGCATAAGTCGCATATGTCTTGGGGGCGCATGGTGACGTTGATCCGTGAACTGGAGCCGGAAATGCGCGCCGCGCAGTTGACCTGGAACGGAACCACGTACGCCGCGCCGCTCGCCAATTGGTCGTCTGCGATGGCATATGCGGTCGACCAGGCACACCAGGGAAAACTGGATCTTCCGCTCAAGTCGCATGGTTGGCTTCGCTCCGTGATGGCCAGTCAGATCATCCGCGCGGCCGGGCGGGCGGAGGAAGCGCGCGAAGCTCAACTGCGCGGCGTCGCTGGTGCAGGGTCTGTCGAAGAACGTCGCGCGCCAACAGGTCCGGCCGGAGGTCCGATCCGACTGGACGCCTCACTGCCCAAATCCAAGATGCCACAGCACATCCGTGAACAGCTGAAGTTAAAACCGAGGGACCCATCATGACCAAGCAGACCAAAGAAGTTATTCCGACTGGCTACCGCAAGAACGCCGTGGGCCACCTGGTGCCCGAGGCGACGATCCGCGATATCGATCTGGAGCGCGACGGCCTGGTGCGAGAGATGATCGACGCCGCGAAGGCTGCACAGGAGAGTTTGAGCGGCCTCAAGCAACGTCTGTTTGGCGATGCCAACGCCTTTATCTCCCTCTCTGCCGACAAGTACGACGTGAAGCTGGGCGGCGCGAAGGGCAACGTAACGCTGCACTCCTTTGATGGCTCGCTCAAGGTCGTCATCCAACGCGCAGAGAACATGTCGTTCGATGAGCGCCTGCAGGCCGCCAAGGTGCTCATCGATGAGTGCATCACTGAGTGGGCGCGAGGCAGCGATCCGAAGATTCAAGTGCTCGTCCAGCAAGCATTCGAGACGGACAAGGAAGGCAAGATCAACGTGGGTCGCGTGCTTGCGCTGCGTCGCCTGGAGATCGATGACGAGAAGTGGCAGCGCGCAATGTTGGCCATCGGCGAGTCGGTCCAGGTCGTCGGTACAAAAACGTATATGCGCTTCTACGAGCGCCTGGAGGGCAGCGAGCAGTACACGGCAATCAGTCTTGACTTCGCTTCGCTGTGAGGCCCTGGACATGCACCTGCTCAATTTTCAATCGCACTTCGAGCCGCTGATCGTCAGCGGCCACAAGCCTCACACCATTCGCGCTAAGCGGGTCGACGGACGGGATCCGGAGCCAGGCGACGTGCTGCGCATGTACGTCGCGCTGCGATCGCCGCGCGCCCGGATGATCGCCCAAGAGGTCTGCGAGTACGTGTCTGAGATCCAGATCCTGCCACCGCTCGCCGACCGCTTGCCGCAGGTGTTCGTCGGCGATCGCTTGCTGGAAGAAGCGCAGGTCGAGGCGCTGGCCCGTGCGGACGGATTCGATGGATGGCGCGACATGGTCGCCTACATCGCAGGACAGTACGGCTTGCCGTTCACCGGCAACCTCATCGGCTGGGTTCACACGCCGTCTTACGTTCGATTGCAGTAACGCCCGCCGCGAGCGTTTCGTGGCAACTCAATCCAACTGGAGAACTACCTCATGAACAAGTCGCAACTGATCGAAGCCGTCGCCAAGAATGCCGAGCAAACCAAGGCGCAAGCCGCGCAATCCGTCGATGCGGTGCTCGACGCCATCCGTATCGGCCTGCAGGAAGACGGTGACGTTTCTCTGTCGGGCTTCGGCACCTTCGGCGTCTCGCAGCGTGAAGCGCGCACCGGCCGCAACCCGGCGACCGGTGAGGCAATCGAGATTGCCGCGAGCAACGCAGTGAAGTTCAAAGCCGGCAAGACGTTGAAAGACGCTGTGAACTGATGCGAAACGCCCGCGCAAGCGGGCGTCTATCCGGCGCGGTGGCCGGGTACTGACGAGCAGCCACACTTGAGAAAACCAATGCCGACTATCAAGAAATATACCTTGGAGCATGAGTTCGGTGCCGAGATCGACGTGGAAGTGGATCACGACATCCTGACGCCTGAAGTGCTCACTGAGTTTGTGATGTTTTGGGGTGATGGGGCCGAAAAACTCGCAGAGTATGGGCCGCTGCACGCGTTTCTTCGCAACTTTGCTGTCGCGTTTCTGGTCGAGGCGATCACGTCCATCTCGCCGTCCGACAGCTTCAATCGAGGATGTGTCGAGGGCTACCCCGCAGTGGATGGATCGACCGGCCTGCGAGTGTTGCATTACGACGTTTTCGACTTCGATAGCGCTGATGTTGACGTGCGGGAACGTGCCGCACGCGCTGCGTGAGCTGCTGCCATGGCCGACGTGAAAATCTTCTATGAAGTCGTCGCCGGGGAACGGCTGACTACCGTCTGTGGTGAATGCATTCGACTGCCGTACACCAATGCGTCGTTCGGCATCCATGCACGCCATAGTGCCTTGGGGGAGTTTCAAGGCTGGACCGTAACGCACCTTCTGTCGGGTGCGTGTTTTGGCGAAGGCGGCACGAAGACGGCTGCGTTCCTCAATGCGGTCCAACACGTTCGCAAGCATGGGAACGACATGCCTTCAGTCCTGGCGCGTGCCGTCGAATTCCGGGCGCAGCTCGAAAGCGCCCTTGTTACTGCCCAAGGAGGTTGACATGGCACTGTCTCAGGATCCGGCAAAACGCGACACACAGATGGTCCGCCTGAAAGCCATGAAGGCGGGCATGACCGAGGACCAATACAAGGATTGGTTGTTCGCCCAGTTCGGCGTGCGGTCAGCCACCGCGTTGACGGAGCGGCAACGACGCCAGGCACACGGACGCCTGCATAAGCTGCTCGATGCAGGCAAGCCTCAATCCTGGAATGAGCCGCAATTGCGCAAGCTGCGTGTCTTGTGGGGAATGCTCGCTGAGCGCGGAGCGGTCCAGGTCAAGACGGAGGACGCGATGGAAGCCTGGGCCACGCGCCGTATTCCCGGACTCGACGCGCTTCGCTTTGCGCGAAGCGAGGAACTGCAGCATCTGATCGAATCGGCCAAGAAGTGGCTGCTTCGGGTAGATCCAGACGTCGACCTGACGCTATGAGCACGGGGGCCATCATCAATCGCGCTGCGTTGCCCGAGCTGCTGCGCGAGCTCATCGACTGTATCGGTGAGGCCGCTGCATTCGCACTGATCGACTGGCGCGGTGGCGCGTATCTCTCGGTGCCCAAGCGGGTCGATCCGCAGCATATGCTGGTCGATCATATTGGCCCGGTCGCCTTCGTGGCCCTGGTCGATCGCTTCGGTGGCGAGACGGTCATGCTACCGAAGAAAGACGCAATCACGCGCCAACAGCGCCACCAAATCGTGCGTCATCTTCGCTACTTCGAGCGACTGACCGTCGATCAAATCGCCATCCGCACCGGATACACGATGCGCCGCGTTTTCCAGATTCTCGGAGAGCGCCCCGCTGAACCATCGAGCGGCGATTTGTTTGAGTGAGGTTCGCTGTCAAAGGGAACCCCATTCAAAAACCTTCAAACCGTATTTCAAAACCGCTGCTACCCTCCGGGACGACCCTTCGGTCATCTAACCCCGCCAGCGGCTTGTAGGCCCTCTCAGCACGCCTACTCCCCAACCTCCCAACGAACCGTTTGCTTGTGAAATGGTTCACCAATTTTTCCTAGTCCGAGCCACGCACACTGCGAGGCATGGACAAGACCACTCTTCCTCAAGCTAAGGGCCTCGCCAACTGGATCGAGGTGTTTCGGGCCGGCAGTCATACCGACGCCAAAGGCCAGCACATCACTTTTTCGCGTGCGGATCTGGATCAGATGGTCGCGAACCATGCGTTGGGTGCCGCCCCGGCTGTGCTCGGTCATCCGAAACATAACGATCCGGCCTACGCCTGGACCAGCAGCATCAAGCGTGACGGCGACACGCTGCTCGCCCGCTTCGCCGACATCAACCCGCAGTTTGCCGCCGGCGTCGAGTCGGGGGCGTACCGCAATCGCTCCGTATCGGTGTTCAAAGATCCGCAGCACGGCTGGCGGGTGCGTCATGTCGGCTGGCTCGGAGCGACGCCGCCCGCCATCGACGGACTGCGCCCGGTCGAATTCGCGGACGGCCATGAATGCTTCGAGTTTGCCGCTCCTGGCGTTGCGCAGCTCGGCTGGGGCCTCAATTCGGCCGCACGGCTGTTTCGCGGCATCCGTGAGTGGATCATCGGCTCCCAGGGCATGGAGGTGGCTGATTCCGTGCTTCCGAACTACCAGGTCGAATCCATCGAAGAGGCAGCGCGTGCGGCGAACGATGTTGACGCGGCGTCCGCCATTTCCGCTTTTTCCCACCCCGGAGGTAATGACGTGAACTTCACGAAGGAAGACCTGGACCGTGCGCGCCAGGAAGGCATGACCCAAGGCCGCGAGACGGCGACCGCCGAATTCAGCCAGCGCGTGAACGACGCGGATGCCCGCACGGCGCGCGTTGAGGGTGAGCGCCGCACCGAGCGTATCCAGACGCAGATTGCCGGCTGGCTCGGTGAAGGCCGCGTCCTGCCAGCCGAGCAGGCGGGCCTGGCCGAATTCATGGCACAGATCGAGACTGCTGGCCAATCGTTCGAGTTTTCGGCGAACAACGGCACGGTCTCGAAGACGCCCGCGCAATGGTTCGCAGAGTTCATGTCGGCTCGTGCCCCGGTCATCAAGCTCGGCCAGCACGCAGACGGTGGCACGCCGACCGATGTCAACGACGCGGCAGCGCTTGCGGAGAAGGCCAAGGAGTTCATGAAGAGCCAGCAAGACAAGGGCCTCACGGTGTCGTATGCCGACGCTGTTTTGAAAGTCTCCACTGGCTCGGCAGCCAGCTAAACCAGTCGCGACTCACGCGCTCACGCTCACGCATTCCCACATATCCAATAGAGGATCGAAATGCTCACCAACAAACGAATCTTGGTCGCGAACTACGTTGCGGCCACCGCGATCGTCTCGCACCAGCTTGTCGCGTATGGCGACGCCGACGACCAGATCAAAGCAGCAGCCGGCACAGTTGGCGAAAAGCTGCTGGGCGCGTCCACGGACGTGGGAGCCGGAATCGGAGAGCGCGCCGACGCCGTGCTGCTCGGTCCGACGCCGGTCGTGTACGGCGGTGCTGTCGCGCGCGGTGACCGCGTAAAGGCCGACGCCCAGGGGCGAGCAGTGACCGCTGCCGCAGGCGACGCTTCCGTCGGCGAAGCGATGATCAGCGGCGTCGCGGGGGATATCGGCTCGGTGTTCATCGGCCGCTAATCGCATCGTTTCGCCTTTAGTACACACATCACAGTTCACTCAAAGTCTAGGAGCACTCCATGGCCAGTCCGTTTCCGATCGATCCGCAGTTGACCGCCATTGCGGTGATCGTGCGCAACCAGGCGATGATCGCCGACCTGGTCCTGCCGCGCACGTCGCCGCTGGGCAAGCCGACTTTTGCGTACCAGTACTACCCGCCCGAGCAGCAGTTCACCGTGCCGGACACGAAGGTCGGTCGTCGCTCGCAAGTCAACGAAGTCGAGTTCAACGGCGAGCGCAAGACCTCGGAGACCGAGGACCACGGTCTGGATCACCCGCTGCCTCAGACCGATATCGACAACGCGCCGGATAACACCAATTTGCAGGCGCTGACGACCGAGATGCTGTCCGGCCTGATCCTCCTGGGGCGCGAGATCCGTGTCGCCCGCCAGGTGTTCAACGCTGCGACGTACAACGGCAACTCGGAGAACGTCGCCGCGACGGATCGCTTCGACAACGCGAACAGCGACCCGCTCGAATACCTGCTCGATGTGCTGGATCGCCCGATCATGCGCCCCAACGTCGCGGTGCTTGGTCAGTCCGAATGGCGTGCATTGCGCACCCATCCGGTCATCGCCAAGGCTGTGCACGGCAACGCGGGCGACAAGGGCGCAGCGACGCGTGAGCAAGTGGCCGAGCTGCTCGAAATCGACCAGATCCTGGTCGGCCGTGCTCGTGTGAACCTCTCGAAGCCTGGTCAACAGGCCAAGATTGCACCGGCCTGGAGCGGTGGCATGTCGTTGCTGTATCAGGACACCGCTGCCGCCAAGATCGCCGGCGTTGTCGACGGTGCGAACGTCACGTTCGGCTTCACCGCTGAATACGGCTCGCGCATCGCTGGTGCCGAATCGGACTCGAAGATCGGCCTGCGTGGCGGCGTTCGCGTGCGCGTCGGCGAATCGGTCAAGGAAGTCGTCTGCGCACCGCAGCTCGGCTTCTTCCTCAAGGACGTCATCACGCCGGCATAACAACCCGCGAGCGTGCCAGCGACCCCGGCCGGTGTGGAGTGCAGCGCCGGCCGGCAACGGCAGGAGAGATCATGAGCGAGAAGAAAACGTATGAGGTGGTGCAGCCGATTCGCCTGGAGCGTCGTTCGCATCCCGTTGGTGCGCGTGTTCACGCTGAGCCCGATCACGTCGCCGACCTGGTGGCCGGCGGCGTGCTGCGTGAAGTGGGCGACGCCGTCGCACAACAGCGCCCGACCGATGGTGCACAGTCGAAAGCCGGTGCAAATCCCGATGCAGCGCTGGACACTGCCCCGAAGGGTACGTCGGCTGGGGTTGAAAGCGGCTCGCAAGCCGCCAAAGCGCCCGACAGTACGGCGCAGGCAACAAACGACCAGCCGACGCGCAGCCCTGTGAAGAAGCCGGCCGCAAAAGTCGCAGCGTCGAAAAACGCCCCGAAGCGCGGCACCGCAGCGAAGGGCCGGCAATGACCGCATACGCGACGCTGGCCGAGTATGTGCAGGAGTTCGGACTTGAGGAAACCTGCCAACTGTTGCGTGATGAAGGCGATGATCTCCTGACGCCGGAGCTGTTGCGCGAAGGCATCGCCGACGAGTACACGCCGGAACGTTCGGCTGACGAGCGCGCCGCCTGCGATCGCGCGATGGCCAGGCTGAGCGCCATGCTGGATCAGACCAGCCGGTTCATGGACGGTTACTTGCGCGCGAACGTTCGTTTGCCGCTTCTTCAAGCGGATATCGATCAAACGCCGCTGAAGACATGCTGCCTGGCGCTCACTCGGTGTTCCCTGCAGGACGATCCCGACAACGCGACCGACCTGCAGGAAAAGCGTTGCAAGTCTTGGTACGACTGGCTGCGGGATGTCTCAACCGGGCGCGTGCGGCTGCTGCCGCCGCCAGTAGCAAGCGGTCGACGTGTGCTTTGGGGCAAGGTCGACAGCGGCTATGACTGGGGGAACTACGGGCGATGAATGGCGCATCGGTCCAATGGTCGTTTGACGATGGCCAGATCCGCAAGCACCTCGCAGCAATCGGGGGAGCAACGTTTGAGCGTGTGCGCCAAGACATCGGCGAATACATGCTCGGGCAGATCCAGGATCGTTTTGACCAGCAGCAGCTCTGGGATGGATCGGCGATGCCGCAGTCGCGCGCAGCCCTGGCGCGCGGTGGCCAGACGCTCATGAACACGCGCCGACTGTACAGCAGCTACGTTTATCGGCTGGTGAGTGGCGGCGTCGAGATCGGTAGCAACCTCGTCTACGCCCGGATACACCATTTCGGCGGGGAAACCGGACGCGGGCACGCCGTGCGCATCGAGGCGCGGCCGGTGTTGGGTGTGAATGATGAAAACTCGACCGTGATCGGCAACATGCTGCTCGACGCAATAAGGATGATGTGATGTCACACCCGCTCAAGTCCGTAGAAATTCTGGACAGCGTGAAAGCTGAGATCCGCGCCCGTATGGGATCGATGTTCAAGACCATCGAAGATTACGGCGGTGATTTCGGCGACGAAGAGATCGGCGCAAAGTCGTTCGTGTCTCCTGCTGCGTTCACGACCTGCCTGGGATGGCGCAAAGCAGCGAAGGGATCGTATGTCGGCGGGAAATTTGTCTGGGAAGCCCGCTTCGCTGTGTTCATCGTGACAAAGCATAGCGAGCGAGCCGAGCGCATGCGCGAGGCAATGGTGCGCGCGGAAATGGTGTCGCGCGTGCTTCAGGCATGGTCGCAGCCACCGTGCGTCGGTCGTCCTGACGGCTTGATGGCGGAGAACCTTTACAACCGCAAGCTCGACACCAAGGGTCTGGCGCTCTGGATGGTTGCCTGGTGGCAGGAGGCCGAGTTTAACGGCACGCCGTCCCCTGACGAGATCCCTGCCATGGGCGCGGTTGGTATCACGAGCGAGCCGACGGTGTCGGTACAGGATCCACCTCGCGAGATGCCTGATTTGACTGTGGAACATGAAATCAAAGGAGTGACGAATGGCAACGAAAGCTAAGACCGGCGGCAGCGTCTCCACCGCACCGACGCAAATCGCTACGGAATACGACGTGACCGAGTCTCCCGTCACGCAGGTGCGTTTGCCCGCACCGCGGATGGGGCAAATGATCCGTGTCGTGGCAGCCGCAGACCGTTTCGTCATCAATCGTGAATTCGGCGGCCGCTACAGCGAGACCGAGGCGTCCCCTGCGACCGTCAATCTCCGCATCCTTCGCTTGCTCCAGGACAGCGACCTGATCCGCCAGCCCGACGAGTGATCTTTCCCGTCGGCTGAAACGCACTTTCAACGAACTTTAATGAGGCCTTCGACATGTTGCCGAACCTGCTTTCCTTGAACTTTCTGGTGCCGTTCGTGGCACACAAATTCGATGCATCCAAGGCGATCCGTGGACTTCGCGGCATGCCGCGAAGCCTGCTGCTCATCGGTCAGGCGAGTCCGCCCGTCGGCGTCGACATCACGAAGCGCCAACGCGTAACCAGCGAGGCCGAGGCCGTGGGCCTGCTCGGCGAAGGCTCGATGCTGCTCGCGATGTGGCGCAAGGGCAAGGCGAATGCGGACCTGGGCATGCCGATCGATCTCGTGATCCTGGCGGACGACGAAACTGCGATCGCATCGACCGGGAAAGTGACCGTGCAAGTCAGTGCGCAACACGCTGCGGGCGAATTGCCGCTGTACATCGGCGGCGTGCGTGTGCGCATCGGTGTGGCGATCAACGACACGGCGATCACGGCGGCGACAAAGCTGGTCAACGCTATCAACGCCGTTCCCAGCCTGCCCGTGATCGCTGCGGCAGGTGCAACGGACGGCGAAGTGAAGCTGACCTGCCGCTGGAAAGGCGCGACCGGTAACGGCATTGATCTGCGTGGCACGTATTACGCGGACGACCGTCTTCCTCAGGGTGTGACTTTGACCGTCTCGCCGATGGCTGGCGGCGCAGTCAATCCCGACGTCACGCCGGTGGTGTCCGCAATCCAGGGCTTCTGGCCGACCGAATACGCGATGCCGTACACCGACAGCCCGAACATGGGGGTGTTGGAAACCGAGCTGGAGCGGCGCTGGAACTTCGACAACATGAAGGACGGCCAGGCCGTGACGGTGATGCGCGGCACCGAAGGTGAGGTCGTCGGCTGGCTGGGCCCCCGCAATAGTCCGCAGGTGCACACCATCTGCGTCACGCGTGATCTGACGAATACGTGGGAGACGGCGGCAGCCGCTGCGGCCGCGATCGAAAGCCAGGCGGCGATCGATCCCGCTCAGCCGTGGACGGGCGTGAAACTCAGCGGGTATGTCGCGGCACGCCTGGAGGACGACTGGGAAGTCGAGCAGCGCAACAACATGCTCGTGGCTGGCGGCTCCGTGCTCGAAACCATGGAAGACGGCACTGCCAACATCCTGCGCATGGTGACGAACTACACCACGCACCCGACTGGGGCCGCTGATGCTTCCTGGCGCAATCTGAACTGGGTGAAGACGCTGTCGTATTACCGGTGGTTCATCGTCTCGGAATTCCAGACGAAGTATCGCGGGTACAAGCTGGCCGAATACGTCACTGAGCCGATTCCGGGCCAGAAGATCATGACGGCCCAGCTCGGCAACGACATCATGCTCAACTGTTATGAACAGTTCATGGGAGCCGGCCTGTTCCAGAACATGGAGTACTACAAGAACGCGCTCCTGGTCGAGGTCGACGGGCCGAACGGGAAGCTGAAGATTGTGGATCAGCCGGTCCTCATCACGCAGCACTACCAGACCGAAATCACCAGCGAGTTCATCGCCGGGCACGTCTGATCACCCGCACATCACACTATTTTCTGACTGACTGACTGGAGGGGCTAAATGGCCTGCGATAGCGAACTTTTCCGCGTGGATAGCTTCACCGTCGATGGTGAGGAATGGGCGATTGAGGACGGCAGCGCAACGATTGAAGGCGCGGCCGGCTTTGAGCGCGAGGCTGCTCTGGCGGCAAACGGTCCGGATTTCACCACGCGTAAGCGCGTGGCCCGTGTCATCAAGGCCAAGCTGCTGTTCACCGGGTCGCGCAACCCGGACACGATCAGCCAAATCTGCGAAGCACAGATCGTGATGACCAACTTGCATACCGGTCGACGTGTGCGCGCCGGCAAATGCTCGTTCATGAGCATGGGCGAGGTCGGCACGGGGGCTGTCGACATCCAGTTCGCGGTCCTCACGGCGCTCCAGTGGCTTTAAGCGTCGCCCGCTGATGCAGCTCTCCCGAAGGCAGGATTTTTCCTGCCTTCGTTACTTTCCGCCCACACATTCGAGGTTCACACCATGAATCAGCAAGACATCCATGTCGTCGCGCTCGTTGACGGCCTGCGCTCCCAGGTTGGGGACAAGGAAGTTCGATATCGCACGGTGCGCCTGCGTGAGACGACCGTTGCAGACGAATACGCTGCGATGCAGCTTGCGGAACGCGTTGTCGACGTGAAGGGCAAGCCCACTCTGCTCGTGTCCGACGAGTTGTATCGCGTCGCGTTGACGCTGCGCCATTGCGACCGTTTCCAGTGTGCTGGTCTGGACGACATCCCGCTGAGCCTCATGACACTGGAGATGTTCGGCCGTCTGTCGCCGCTTGATCTGGCTCGCATCGAAGAGCGTTGTGTCCTGGTCGACTTGGCGGCGCAGCTTCGCCACGGCCTGATTTCCCAAGACGCGTTCGAGACGATGCTCAGCGACGTAACCAAACCGGAGGGTGTCGGCCCGCGATCCGAGGGCCAGACTGCAGAGCTGGGAGACGCTGGCGCGTCAGCTCAGTCTGGCCCTTCCATGCTCGCTGACTACGCTGCGCGAAACACCGAAGGTGCAGCTGATGGCGCAGGCCGCTGACTTGGAGCGGATGAATAAGGCACGGCAGGCAGAAGCGAGGAAGAGACGATGAGCAGCATGACGTTGCGATACATCATCAATCTGGCGGGCGACCTCAAGCGAGGCGCTGCGGAAAACGCGCGCGCGATCGAGCAAGCTGGCAAGCGGCAAACCACGGCGCTGACCAACACCGACAAAGCAGCTCAGAAGGCTGAGAAGTCTGTGGAAAAGGTAGGAGCCAAAACGGGCGCGAGCAAGCTCGAATCCGACGCACGTCGTATGCAATCGGGCTTGAACAACGTCACTTCGGCCACACAGCGTGCTGACAGTGCATTGTCCCGCCTGGGCAGTTCGACGGCGCTTGATCGCCAGTTTCGCTACCTCGGGAGCATCGCGCGCCGCATGAGCGATATTCGCCGCGACGCGGATCGTATGGCGGCTGTGCTCGGTCGTGCTGGCCAGACGGCCGGCGCTGTCACCGGAGGTGTGGTCGCAGGCGGCGCGGCTGCTGTGGCCACGCTCAAGCGGCCGGTGCAGTTCGACACGCGTCTGGCCAACATGGCAAACGTGGCCTATGGCGATCGTAATCTCGCGGGTCGCCTGCTTGGCATGAAGGAACTCGAAGGCACCATTAATGACGCGGTCCGCCAAGGCGGCGGTACTCGTGACTCTGCTGCAGAGGCATTAAACAAAGTCATTTCCTCCGGAGTTGTGAAGATTGATACGGCAAAGGCCATGCTGCTTGATCTCCAGCGAGGAGCAACCGCTGGAGATGCCGATGTCGGAGATATCGGAAACATTGCGATTGCCGGTCTGCGAAACTATGGGCTGACCGAAAAGAATATCGGCCAGGCTATTTCCAAAGCCGTCGTCGCCGGGCAGGAGGGCGGATTTGAGCTTAAAGACATGGCTCGTTGGTTGCCGGAGCTCATGGCTGCATCGAGTGACAAGCTGGGCATGCGCGGGATGGCCGACTTCGAGCGTCTGGTGTCGTACGCACAGGCCTCCATCATGACTGCAGGGAGTGCCGATGCTGCAGGCAATAACCTCAAGAATTTGTTGTTGAAGATCAACTCAGCCGACACGGAGAAGGACTTCGCTCGTTTGGGCGTTGATCTTCCGAAGTCACTTGCGCGCGCGCGCGAGCGAGGCGTTGACGGTATCGCGGCGTTTGTAGATTTTGCGGAGCAGATTGCGGGCAAAAACAAGAGCTTCGTGTCTCTTCGCGATCGCGCCGCTACAGAACAAGGCGACGAAAAAAAAGCGACGCTTCAAGCAATGGCTTCGATTCTTCAGGGATCGGCCATCGGGCAGGTTATTCAAGACCGGGAAGCTCTGATGGCGCTCGTCGGAATCATGCAAAACAAGGGCTACGTGAAAGATGTACTGGCGAAAGTGCATGAAGACACAGGGCAAGCCGTCGCGTCGAACTTTGATGTCGTCTCTGGACGCGCAGGATATAAGGCGCAACAGGTCGCAAACGAAACGGACATGGCGCGTAGCCGTGTGTTCGATCAGATCGACGGTCCGCTCAAAGCCGTGCTCAAGAGCGCGACCGATCTCGCCCAGGCATTTCCTGCCGTGACGACAGCGCTGACCGGATTCGGTCAGGCGGTTGGTATCGCTACCGCAGCGGGTGCCGGCGGCGCATTCACCGCCTTTTTGTTATCGCGCGGCCGCTCGGGTGCTCCTGGTGGTGCGGGCCCCGGCGGACTCGGAGGGTTCGGAGCCGGCCCCATTCCTGTTTGGGTTGTGAACAAGATGCCGGGCTGGGACGCCCCTATGCCTGGCGGTCCGGGTGGTGCTGGCGGGGCCGGTGGCCCTGGCGGTGCTGGCGGCAAGCGTGGCGCGGCATTCCTTGGCGGCGCGCGTGGCGCTGGCATGGCTGCTGCCGCATATGCGGCCTACGAGGCCATCCCTACGCTGCTTGATGGCTCCAAATCGGCTACAGAGAAGGTCAATGACTTGGGCCGGATTGCGGCTGGAGCGACTGGAGCGTGGGCCGGCATGCAAGCCGGTGCAGCAGTCGGGGCATTTGGCGGCCCGCTCGCACCTATTACGGTTCCGATCGGCGGCGCAATTGGCGGGGCACTCGGCTACTTCGGCGCAACGCGCGCGGGCGACGCCCTGACGCGCATGACGGCCACGCCATCCCAGCGCGCAGGACTCCTGGCCGATGCGGCCGGATTGCCCACAGATACGCAGGACCGTATGAGCGTCCTGCGTACTGCACCGGCGTACATGACAAACCCGCTCATGCAACCGTCCGTCGGGCTCGACATGATCAAGCGCATCCAGGCAGAACCGCAGCGGGTCGAGATCGGCAACGGCCAGCTCGGCATTAACGTCACCGTGCGCGACGATCGCGTGATGATTGGAACGCAAGTGTTCCGGCAGCCGAATGCGTTGCGCATTGATCCAGGTGCGACGAACCCAGGGGGAGCGAATTAATGTCACTGATCGACAATCTGCCGAGCGTCCCGAGTCTTCCGAGCGTGCCCAGCCTGGGGAACCTGACCAACTTGGCCGGCTTAGGCGGTCTTTCGAGCCTCGCTGGTGCTGGCAAAAACACCTGGTTGAACCAGCTTCGCACGGCATCGTGGCGCGACGTACCGTTTCAGGTCGATTCGACCGAAATGACCGATGGCGATAACACCGTCCTGCGCGAATACCCGTTTCAGGATCTGCCGACGGTGTTTCGCATGGGCTCTGGTGCGAACGAGATTAAGTTCTCCGCGTACCTTATCGGCGATGATTACCTCGACCAGCTCAGCAAGTTGCGCAACGCGCTGACGGGTGACGGAGTGCTTGTCCATCCGACGCAGGGCAGCATTCGCTGCTGGTGTAATGGCAAGTACACGATCAAGGAAGCGCCGACGACCGAGGGCGGGTGCGCTCGTCTGGAGCTGTCATTTGTCAGGGCCGAGCCGCGTCGGTATCCGGCCGGCGTAACCAACACCACAGACCAAGTTTCCGCTGCGGCCGACAACGCAGAAAAGTCGCTCATTGACTCGCTGGCGGCCAATTTCAATGTCGCAGACCTGACGGGCTGGGCCAAGGACAATGTGCTGTCGCGCATGCGCTCGGCGCTTGATACTGTCTGGGATGGCATCTCTGCGGTCAATGGCGCTTTCGATACGTACAACAGCCTTGTGCGCCAGTACATCACGTTCCCGTTGAACGAGTTGTCGGCGATCTCGTCGGTGCTCGGCAGTCGATTTTCGGACCTCACGAAGATCCCGGATACGCTGACGTCGAACGATGCCTGGTCGGTCTTCGGAGCGGCACGCAATCTGTGGAAAGCGCCGACGGCGACGCAGAGCCTCCTGTCGCAGTCGACGCCGGCGTCACCGTCTGGATTGCCGCAAGCGATCAGCCCTGACGTCGCGGCTGCGTACGCCTCCACGGGCTTCACTCCCTCGTCCGCACAGGCCAAGCTGGCCGAGGCCTTCACGCCGCCCGTGAGTCCTTACCAAACGGCGTCGCGCCAGGCAGAAGCGCAAGCACTCAAGACGCTTGAAGGCTTCGTCAACGGAGTCATGACGATCATGGCCGTTCGTGCGGTGACGCAGATCGACCTGGACAACTATGACCAGGCGCTGGCGCTTCGCTCCGACTTCGGCCAGCAAATCACCGAGCTGATTCTGGCCAGCGCGGCTGAGCCGATCGGTGGCGTTGGCACGACGACGACTCACGATTCCCTTGTGCGCCTGAAAACCGCCGTGCTCACGGACCTGCAGGCGCGATCGCGTGATCTGGCGCGTCTCACGACTTACACGCCCGAGTCGTGGCAGCCGGCGCTGTACGTTTCGTATCGGATGTTCGGCACGACTCGCTGGGCCGACGAGATCATGGCCATGAACCCGCATATCCGTCATCCGCTGCTTGTGCCGCCTGGCGCTCCTTTGCGCATCACGAAGCACGACTGACCTATGGCAAAACCAACTCAGTTCACGCGCGACGACGCGAAGATTTATGTGACGGTCAATGGCCGCGACTACCAGGGGTGGCTGTCGTCCAGCGTCGAACGGTCACTTGAGACGCTGTCGAGCCGATTCAGCATCCCGGTTTCCCTTATTCCCGGCAATCCTCCGGACATCAATCGCCAGGACAGCATCAAGATTCGGATCAACGAAACGCTGGTCGTAACAGGGACGGTGCTCGCCGCCGAGCCGTTCTACCGGCGTGACGACTGCGGATTCAAGATCGAGGGCCGCAGCCGTAGCGGCGACCTAGTGGCCTGCTCTGCGATCTATCAGGGCGGCCAGTGGCGAAACGCGAAGCTCGACAGGATCGCGCGGGATCTGTGCTCGCCTTTTGGTATCGACGTGCGGATCGATACCGACATCGGTGAGCCGATCCGCGATCTGAAGATCGAGCACGGCGAGAAGGTCGTCCAGGTACTTGCACGCGCCGCTCGACTGCGCGGTGTTCTGGTGACAACCGATGCGGAGGGACGTGTGCTCATCACCCGCGCGGGCCAAACGAAGAGCCATGGGGCCATCGTGCGGGGCGTCAACGTGATCAGTATGGAGAGTGCCGGCACCGACGCCGATCGTCACTCCGACTACTTCTGTTACGGCCAGGGCAACGTCACGCACCACAAGAGCCTTCAGACGCTCGATGTCGGCGGAACAATGAGCGATGTTACGAAGGCATTCGGTCAAGCCGCTCAACAGAAGGCCCACTCTAAAGATCCAGGCATGAAGCGCTATCTACCGTTGGTGATCCATGCGGATGGCAACAACGAAGCGCCGGACATGCAGCGTCTCGTTGACCACACGATGCGCGTTCGCCGGGGCCACGCGTTCGGCTTTAAGTACACAGTGGAAGGCTGGACGTGGCAAGGCAAGCCGTGGGAAATCAATACGCTTGTGCCGATCTATGACGACATCGCGGGTCTGGACGGTGAAGAATGGCTCATCTGTGAGGTGAAACAGACTGTGGACCTCAAGGAAGGAGACGTAACCGAACTACTGGTGCGCCCGAAGGAGGCATACGACACCGTGCCGCTCAAAACGAAGGTGCGACGTGGTCGCGGCAAGGGAAAGCGCGGCAAGGACGGTTCCGTGCTCGAATTCAAGGGAGACCCGTCATGAACCTGATGAACATGCTACGCCGCGCGCTGCTGCGCGGCCTCAAAGAAGGCCCCGTCCAGGAAGTCTCAGTGCAGGTTTTTGACAGCAGCGGGCGTGAAAGCGTTGAGCGCTGGCAAGACTACGGCTTTGCGGGCAATCCCGTTGACGGGCAGGGGCTGGTCATCGAGGCCGGCGGGCATACGATCGTGTTGCGCATGGATCGTATCGACGGCCGGCCCCACCTGGCACCTTACGACGTGGCCGTATGGCACAAGGAGGGACATAGCATCCTGCTCAGTCAGGGCGGGAAGATCGCGGTGAAGTGCACGGATTTCGAGGTGGAGGCCGACACTATCGCTCTCAAAGGCAAGACCGGCGTGGCAGTCACGACGCCAACGCTGTCGACCAGCGAAGCACTCACCGTCGGCACGCGCGCGGAAGTCGGCGAGTCACTGCAGGTCTCGGAAAGCGAGTATTTCGGCCACAAGCACGACAATGTTCAACACGGTAGCGACCAGTCAGGCGGTGTCTCTCGCTAACCCGCTCCTGTCGTGTGTGAAATGTTTCACAGCGACTTAAACCCCTTCTGAACCGATCATGAAGGCCTAATCAATAGGCCATCATGATCGATATCCTCACCACCTCCCGAGCATCCGTTGATACCGGTATCCCGTTCGACTGGAGCATCGTTCGGAGCGGTCGCAGGACCACGGGTGCCTGGCACGATTTCTCCAATCCTTGTATTGCCGTAGGTCACTATGCCGACCTCCTGGAGGTTCGCGCCCTGGAGCTCGATGACAGCCTTTGCACGGCAGTCATTCTGTCGCTGTTTTGCGATCGCCGAGCTGACGACGACACGGTGTTGCCGCAGAACCAGACGGACCGTCGAGGCTGGTGTGGCGACGAGTTCGTCATGCCTGCTACTGATGCGCCGCGCGATGAAACCGACGCGTGGGGATCGCATCTGTGGCTCTGCTACGTCACCAAATCGACGGTCGACATGCTGGAGCGGGCTCGCTTCGCGGCGTGGGAGTCCCTGCAGTGGATGGTCCGTTCTGAAGTGGCCAGCCAGGTCGACGTGGTAGCGCAGTGGGCGGGGGCAACCAATGAACGCCTCGCGCTGCGGCCGTGCATTTTTCAAGGGAACATCGAACGCCCGGTCTACGACGTGCTTTGGGGCACGAGCCTTCGGAGGGCTGCAGCATGAGCACATTCGTCCAGGTTGCAATCCCTTCGATTGCCGAGCTCAAGGACAATGCCGCTCGCCAGCTTCAGCAAGGGCTTGTCGACGCCGCGACCGCGCAAGGGGCAGATCTATCGGCCACGGACGTGGCGCTCGCACGCTCGAACATCGATGTGCAGGCGTTCGTCCAAGGTGTCGGAATTCACGGCGCATACCGTTACCTGCGCGACTACATCGCCAAGCAAGCCATTCCGACCAAGTCGAGCGACGAATTTCTGGACGATTGGCTGGTCGCCTACGGCTTGCCGCGTAAAGAAGCGAACGTCTCACGCGGCATGGTGATCGGCACCGGCACCGCGAATTCATTGCTGGAAGCTGGCAACGTCATTCGGGCCGACGGCGACCAAACGTTCACGGTACTGGAAGACGCTCGCGTCGCGGCCGATCTGAGTATCACGGCCAAAGTGGCTTGCGACGTCGCAGGCAGCGCCGGCAACCTCGCGGCCGACACGCCGCTGGAGCTGATCGCGACCGTCCCTGGTATTGATGTCAGCTTCAAGGCTGGCCCGGATGGCATTGCCGCCGGCACGGACCGGGAGACAGACGCCGAAGGCATCTATCGGTTGGGGCAGCGATTGGCTAACCCGCCCCGAGGTAGTGCGCCTGGCGACTACGAACGCTGGGCACTCTCTGTGCCGGGTATCACGCGCGCATGGGGTGTTCGCAACCCGAGCGGCCCCACGTCGGCGGGTGTGGTCATCATGGCCGACAACAACACGCCATACGGTCTGCCGACGGCCGCGCAAAAGCAACTGGTTTACGACTACATCCGTGATCCGATGCGCGGGCCGCCCGACGAGCTGTTTGTGATTGTTCCTGAGCCGGTCTTCGTCGACATCGAGCTGGAGATTACGCCGGATACGGCAGCGACACGCGATGCGATCGAGCTGGAGCTGAAAGACCTGTTCTTTCGCGAGGCAGCACCGCACGGCCGCATCCCTCATTCGCACCTGCGTGAAGCCGTTTCGACAGCGCCAGGTGAATTCGATCATCGGTTTATCGCGCCTGTGCTCACGGAGGGCGGCTTTTTAGTCGCCGGCGCGTACGAGATTCTGATCCTTCGATCGGTGACGTTCCGCTGATGGACAAGTTCTGGCAAGCCCTGACGCACTTGCTGCCGCCTGGCTTCGCGTTCCCCCGCGCGCCGGGATCCGTAGTCATGCGTTGGCTCAAGGCATGGGCGGGCGTCCTACGCGAGCACCACGAGTGGGTGGAAAGTGCCGTTCGACAGTGGATTCCCCATCGGACGTGCTCACGTCTAGAGGAATGGGAGGAAGCGCTGGGCTTACCTGATCCCTGCTTCGAGGGCGAACAGGATGGCGAGCAACGGCGCACGAACATGCTCGCGCGGCTGCGTGGTGACGTTGATCTGGCATACGACGACAGCTCGGCGGAAAGCCCGGAGGCGATCAAAGCCTATCTGGCCAGATACGGCTATCAAGTCGAAATCTGGTATTCGACGCCGTTTCGCGTTGGGAGAAACCGGGTCGGCGATCGGCTCGGCAGCCTATCAGGCGTGCTCAACGTGAAGGTGCTGTATCTGTGCGTCCCGTTTCGGGTTGGCGCGAACCGTGTTGGCCAACGTCTGCGCATCTGCAGCCAGGACGGCATTGAAATCCAATGCCTGCTTGGCCGAATCGCGCCAGCGCGCTTTGAAATCAACGTAATCTACCTTTAAAGAGGCTTTGAATGGACTACACAACCAGTGCCGACAATGTGGTGCACGGCCCGACTGGCCACCGCATGCATAGCGACAGCGTCGCAGTGCCGACGGTCTGGTCTGGAAACGACAGCAATATGATCATCTGGAGCCTGATGGAGCTGCTGAAGCTGGCCAACATGGACGGCCAGCCGTTCAATCCTGATGACCCTGACAGTTATTCGCTTCTGCGTGACGCACTCCTGGCCGTCTTCGCGAAGCGCTCCGACTATCCCCGGCTCTACTCGATCACGGCGCTGCCCACCCAGAATATCGGTCCGATTTCCGTGGCCGAGGCCGGGGAGATCTGGATCTGGAGCGCCAGCGCGTATTTCACCGGCTACCGTTCGCCGCTTTGCGGCCGCCCTATCGACGGACATACGTTGACTCCGCTGGCCAGCGAAATTGACGCTGTCGGTGGCACGTTGAGCAAGACCGCATACGCTGGACTGTGGGGCTACGCGCAGGAAAACGGCTTAGTTGTCGCCGCTGGCGCTTGGACGGCCGCCATGCATAAGTTTGTCGACCTCGGCGGAGACAACTTCCGGTGTCCGGACCTGCGCAACCAGATCCGCCGATATACCGGCACCGACGCTGACACTGGAAATGCCCGGACGCTGGGAACGAAGCAGGTCGGATCGATTCAACGCCACTCTCACACGCTGACCATGTTCGCATCGAGCACGGTATTCCCCGCTGGGAGCTACTCAGCCGTCATGCAGACCCCCGGTGACTCTCCGAGCAGCGCGACCAATGAAACGGGAGGGGCGGAAACCCGCCCGACTAACACCGCCTATGCCCCGCGCGTGCACATCTAGATGTGAATTCTCGGACCATAAGCGTTATGTGGAACTACCTTTGAAGGATTGATGATGGAAGAGAAGATCGTGTACCAAACCGACGAGTCCGGTTTTTTTCTATACCAGACAACAGCGCACGAGCTGTTCTTGTCGCCCGGCGAGTTCAATGTCCCCTATGGCGCTGTGGAAGCGGAGCCGCCGGCGGTGAACGAAGGCTCCGTTTCGAGGTGGGACGGCGAGAAGTGGACGATCGTTGAAGACAACCGTCGAAAGCTGCTCTATGTCGTAACGACCAGCGCCCCCTACACGATAGGTGAGCCCGTTGATCTGGTGAACGAGACCGTCAGATACGACGGGGGCGGACCTATCCCGGCGTGGCTGACGCTCGGCCCTCTATCTCCGAAGGATCCGCTGCGTCAGGCGGACTGA